AATCCGCTGTTGGCGTTCCGCTTGACCCTACCACGGCCTCTAAATCGACCGTGCAAGCCGTCGAGGCTAGGGTAGTCTCCATCGCTGCCCGGATGCGGACTTGAATTGTTTCGCCGTCGTCGTAATTCGGGGGAATTGGAATCGAAAAATAGGCTCTTCGGGTTGTGGCCCCTAGGTTTTTGCAATCCCCTGCCGTGATCCTGACCGGATTGGTCAACCAGGTGCCTGTAACTAGCCCTAGATCGTCGCTTGCTGCCGATGCGGGCAGATTGCTTGCGACTGCATCCCATGTCTTAAACGCCTCAACAGGGACCACGTATTCAGCCAGGACTTTTTGCCCTAGCTTCGACGGCTCGATATTCGCGTTGCCTGCGATGTCGTTATTCGTCAGTGATCGATCGGGAATCTGTAGAATGACGTTTTGAATAGTGCTCATTTTTTGGCCTTATGGTAATAGTCCTAGTGCGTTGTAACTGAGTGGCTCGTAAAGCTTTTTTTCCTGCCAAAACGCGGTTTGCTGCGCCGGAGGATCGACGTCTGGTAGCTGGAATCCTTGTTCGTCAAGTAGCACCGGCTTGGCTGTTGGTTCGCCTGCCCTGGTGGCCCGGACTACTTCCGTTTTCGGATCGCCGTTCGGCAATGGTGGAGCACCCGGGATGATTACCCGCTTATAGTACCCTTCATGCCGCGATCGCGAATACCACGCCTTTTCCGGTGTGGTTCGGTAAGGGTAGCGGAATTGGATTACCGCCGTAACTTGGTAGTAGCCGCCGAAGGGGGTTTCGGGAGACGCAACCGCTTTGGCTCGCAACTTTTGCATCTTAGCCGTGCCCGCTGGCCATTGCATGAAATTATCCGAGTTGACCGAATGACGATAACGCCCTTGAACGTAGCTTGAGAACGTCAGCATGTTTTTTTGGATCGTAACGGTCTGATCGGCAAACTTACGCCGGATTCCGTTGACGGGTTCGCCGTTGGCTGTCACCAAAGGATTGCCGTCGAAATCCTCATCGATTTCTAGCTCCTCTTCAACGTCGTCAAAATCGATAATCGCGGGGGCTAGCAATGGGCTTTGTACGCCGTTGTTTTGATTGCCCTGTGGACCGCCCGAGCCGAACGATACTTCGCCCTCATAGGGTACCGTAACGATCCAGTAAACCGGACTTTGTCTCTTCGGGCTTGCCTGAACTGCGAATACAAAATCAAAGCCATTGCCGAATGAAGATCCAGCCGCCGGGATTCCAGGGGCCTGCAAAACGTCATTCAAGGAAGCGTCGGGGGTTGTAAATACTTGATATACCTTTTGCAATCGCGCATCAGCCCGCCGGAAGTTATCGGTAATGGAGATATCGCCGCCGAGCCCGCTCCACATAAGATCAACGCTGTAGATTTTATCGTTGAGCATCTAGCGGATCTCCTGGAGCTGGAACTGTTCTTTCGGGGATTCCGTCGGGCTCTTTAGCGTCCCGTCAATGCTCGAAAGCAACTTGCTAGCCTCTGCCGTGTTCTTAACTAGCTTATCGATTGGGCTATCCGTTTGGCCTCGCACAAGCACCCGCGACTCAAAGGCGGTAAGCGATCGGATCTGATCTTGCAACGCACTAGCCGCCCCGGCTCTTGGCTTTAGATCGATGCCTATTTCTAGCTTCATTGCGTCCTGCAATGCCGCTAGCCGCTCCCGGATCTTCGAGTCAAAATCTTCGGTAAGCCCGCCGACCGATTCATCAAGAATGGCTTGCAAGCTTTTTTCGGTTTCGGTTACTGCACGCTCGCCAAAGGCTGGCATTTCCTTCAAGACATCCTCGAAGGTAAACCGCCCCGATAGAAGCTTTGCGTATGCGTCAACGAACCAATTGGCCCTAGCTAGCAAGCCGTCGAATACAAACACTACGTCGTTGTAGATCTTGTTAGCCGAAAGCAGTACAGACGCCGAAATCACTTCAAGCACATCCTCGAACCTGAACACCGCGATCTCTGCCGCTGTAAACCCAGTAACGAAAGCTTCGGCAATCGTTTTGCTTACGCCTTGCATCGTGTTTGCTAGGTCTCTGCCATGCTGAGCAAAATCATCCATCGCCGGAATCATCGAGCTTTGAATAAACTCAAAGGCAACCGCAAAGCCTCGATAGACAACATCTCGAACCGGGGCAAGCAAAGCCCCGAAAGCCTCGTAAAGGTTGTGCGCAGCCACCTTTAGCGCGTCGCTCGCTTCGGTTGCGTGCTTTGCCGACTCAGCCTTATTCAACAGCCCCTTGGTAGCCAGATCGCTAACCGCCGCAAGCCGCTCTTCCGCTGTGGCTAGTTCGTTAATATTCGGAATCAACCCCTCAAACGCCCCAAAGTTGCCCTTTACCGCATCCTCGACCATCCGCATCGCTGAGGATAAATCTCGATCAAACACTCGCGACAACCCAAGAGCCGCTTCGGCCATGTCCTCGATATCGCCCACCCCAGCACCGCGCCGCAATGCCTGAGCCATCTGATCTTGGATGCGACCCGAATCCACGTTGGTCATTCGCTCAAGGCTATTGGCAACTTTGACCATTTCATCCGATGCTGCCTTGCCTGCCCCTGGGATTAGAGCGACCGTCTCGGCAAGCTTGATCGATGAACGGTTCAAATCGTCAAACGCCGCAACCGATGCCGATGCAAACCCAACAACCGCCCTGCCTGCTTCGACGATTGCAATCACCGCTGCCGTCACGCCTGCTAATTGAGCTAGGCCACGAATCGAAAATTCGACTTGTTGAGCCGTTTGCGTCACCTCGCTGGAGAACTGACGCAACACCGCCGAAGCTTCGTTTTTTGCTCCAAGTGTGACTTCCACGTCAGCCATTTTTACGCCTTTGTTCTTCGATTCGATTCACGTCTGCTTCAAGTGCATTTTGCACCGAAACAAACCAAGCATCCTGATCGTAAATCCCGCCCGCCTCTGGCAAGACCCCTTTCGAGACCCAAGCCGCAAGGTTAGCTGCTGTACTGACTCGATGCCCTACGTAATCCTTTGGGCAATCGACGATTTCAAAATACCCTCGACCCTCGCAAGCATCGCACCCAGACTCGTCGCAACCTGGGCAAGCTAACATCAACGGGAGGTCGCTGCTCGGCTTGTTGTTGCATTGATTTCGAGTGCAAGACTTGCATAATTCGCCGCATCGGATAAATGCGGCTGTCCTTATTTTTTTTTATCACCTTCGCTTGCCGAATTGCCTCGCAAACAGCAACTTACAAGCTTTACCGCGTCGGCAACTTCAATCTCTTCGTCCCAATCGCTCAAAGGCTTGTCGAGACTCCAACCGGTCAAACAAATCGAGACGGCTTCGCGAATCGCTGCCATCTGCTTCTTTGGTTCGGTCGATTCCCTGAAATCGCTGATGAGCCCCAAGACCTGTTCAGTCTTTCGGAACTTCAAGCGGTTCAAGGTAAACTCGATGTCACACCCGTCGATTTTGTCTGTGAATGTATTAGGCTGCATGGTTAAAAGCGATTGAGAATTCTTGATCCGAAGCGTCCACGTTTTTGTTTGCTTGCCATTCAAGTTGATCGGTCATAATGCCGTTTCGCTCGCCCATTGGCTTGGCTACTAGCTGAGCCTTAGGCATTGCGAAGACAAGCGTTGAGGTTGTTGGGCCCGCGATCGTAAACGATAGGCTTCCTTCGGTCATATCGCGGAATTGACTGTATCGGTTTTGAGTGGCAATCAACTTGGATTCTGGATTGCCGGTAATTCGCGGATTGCGATCAGTGATAACAAAGTTATCGACCCCAGCCGCCGAAGTTGAGCATTCCCTAGCGGTAATCACGTTGCCCAGGTCGATCGTTGCCGACTCAAGGCAGATATTCGTCGACGCCCAAGACGTAGCACCGCCTGCAACGCGAAGCGGTAGCGTATTGACATAGTTGATCGAACTTGGAATTGCCGCGTCTGCCTCGTCATCGTAGACCCCTTGGAAGTCGAATTCGACCCGGCCCATTCTACCGGTAGGGAGGACGAACCGGGCATTACCGACCGCCCCGTAAATTCGCCGCCGGACCCCATCAAAGAACCCCGCAATTGTGAGTGTCTTTACGCTGCTCCCCGATGCCGGAACTTCGGTTTTGGGGAAGTAGGTTGCCGTCGAGAGAACTACACCGCAAGCCGGAAGAAAAGTGCTAGCCCATGCCGGAACTGCCGAGCCATCGTAGGCAAGGTCGACCGAGAAGGTAGCCCGGCCAATTCTGGCCCCTGGAATGGATGCTAAGCGACCGAAACCGCCTTGGCCTTGCCGTTCCTCGAAAGGGAACTCCGGGTTAATCATTAGGTCATAAGCATTGACGGTGCAATCCGCTGCCGCAATGGTTTCGGCTGTGCCTACGGTCGATTCGATCTTGGCACCCAAAACGGTCTTTTTACGTAGTAGCATATTTGTCTCTCCCGAGTATGTCGTTTGCGTCCTGTTTGGCTTCTTTGAGCTTGCGGGTCATTATCGATTTAGCCTGAGCCGCGCCGCGATCGAAGGCATCCTTGACGCCCTCGATCTTGGTTGCTTGCAAGTCTCTGAGTTTCTGGATTGGGAATCGAGCCCGTCCGAGCCGCTTGTAAATGTTTTTGCCGAGCTTAGGAATCTTCGGCCCGAAAGCCCCATCGAAGACCATCGCCGGGGTACCTCGAACGAATTCAATCTCGACCCCTTCGACCGTTTGCCGTGCTTTGAATGCCCTAAGCGGTACGGTAAACGTGTCGTCGATTTTCAGTATCGATTCCTTGGCTAGTACGTTGTCGATTATCTTTTCGTCAACGCAAAAAGACCTAAGCTCCTCGACCCTTTCAACGGCCATCGCTGTAACGATTTCTCGCTGAGTTCGCCGCCTTACGTCCCTTGTCGCTTCGTCAATGCGATTACTAAAAGCCTTCTCTAGCCCATCGGCGTAGTTGATTACCCGCTCGGCAGCGAGCTTCGCTTTTTCTTCGTGTGCCTGGATGTCGATTATCATTGCGTCATCGCCTCACTGTCGGATCGTCTTCATCGACTCGATAGGTTACGATCAACTGCATGTTCGCCCCGTCGATACCGCCATCGGACGTAAAGTTGATCTTGGTCCCGAAGGTAGCAAACAAAGCGTTTCCGTCGAACGTGTGCCAGGAGCTAGCCGGGGTACAGATGCACTTGCGAACATCTGACCC